GTAATCACAATTTATCGACAGGAGATATTGTATTACTCGATAATGTAACTTTACCAGGAGGCACTGGTTTTACTGATGCAGATTTTGAAGATAAATTATTTCAAGTAACTTCTATTACATCAGCAACAGTATTTACAATCACACAATCAAGTGCTGCAACAGCAACGGTATCTACAGGTGGAAGTATAGACATTAAACCTTATGAACAAGTGGGTCCTGCATCACAGTCTTATGGTTATGGTTGGGGTACAGATACTTGGGGTGCAGGTGCATGGGGTGAAGCTTCATCTGCAAATGATGTATCACTTGAACCAGGTCTTTGGTCATTAAGTAATTTTGGACAAGTATTAGTTGCAACGATTGCAAATGGTAAAACGTTTACATGGAATTCTGGAGATGCATCAAGATTAACTACTAGAGCATCAACAAGCACATCAGGATTTGAAACTACTAATAATCCAACAGCAACTAGAGTTACACTTGTTTCACCTACAACTCGACACTTAATTCATTTAGGAACAGAAACAACTATTGGAGACACATCAACTCAAGATGACATGTTTATAAGATTTTCGGATCAAGAAGATATTAACGATTATACACCTACTGCAATTAATTCTGCAGGTACACAAAGATTACAAGATGGTACTAAAATTATTGGTGCTTTAAAAGCAAAAGAAACAATTCTAGTTTGGACAGATAATGCTTTATATACAATGAAATTTATTGGTGCTCCATTTACATTTGGGTTTGAACAAGTAGGAACTAACTGTGGACTAATTGGTAAAAATGCAGCTGTTGAAATAGATGGTGTTGCTTTCTGGATGTCTAATAATGGTTTCTTTATGTTTGATGGTACTGTTAAATCATTACCATGTTCTGTTGAAGATTATGTTTATGATCAAGCAGATACTACAAAAGGTCAACAGATCTATGCTGGAATTAATAATTTATATACTGAAGTTGTTTGGTATTACCCATCACAAGGATCTGAATACAATGATCAATATGTTGTATTTAATTATGGTGAAACAATGAAAGATGGTATTTGGTATATTGGAACAGAAGCTAGAACAACTTGGATTGATGCTAGTGTATATCCAAAACCTTTTGCAACTAAGTTTAATGACAGTGCTACTGGATCTTTTCCAGTAATTGTTGGAGAATCGGGTTTAGGACAAACGACATTATTTGAACACGAAGTAGGAACAGATCAAGTCAATCCTGATGGTAGCACCACTACTGTTACTTCATTTGTAAAATCTTATGATTTTGACTTACAAACTCGAGATAGGTCAGGAACAATTATATCAGGAGATGTATTTTTAGCTGTTAGACGATTTGTACCTGATTTTAAAGATCTACAAGGAAACGCTAAAGTAACACTTGCTATTAAGCGATACCCTCAACAATCAGAAACCACAACAACTTTAAGCCCCTTTACAATCACCTCATCTACTGATAAAAAAGATACTCGAGCCAGAGGAAGATTTGTTAACGTTAAAATAGAAAATGACGCTGTTTCTGAATCTTGGAGATTTGGCACGTTTAGATTAGATATACAACCTGATGGAAGACGATAATGGCAATAACTGATGTATACCAAGATTTAATAATGAATCCCGATTATATGCCTAATCGGTTACAGAATTTACAAAACTTTCCTACTGTAGATACAGGAACAAGTGTGTTCGACACTTCTATGTATGATGACCCTAATATACCTGGATATAATTTTATAGATGCACCAACATCTTTAAGTACAAGAATAACTAATCCTCAATTTTTAAATAATCCTAGAACAGGAATTATTGATAACTTAATTATGCAAAGAGGAAATCCAGGTGTTAATTTATTAACACAAGCTAGAGATGCAGTCACTACTGGTTTAGGTAAAGGAATTGATCTTGGTAAAACTGCTATTGGTGGAATACTATCTTTAGTATCAGGTATACCTGGAATTGGTGTGTTGGCTAATATGTTACCTGAACGAGATTATAGACAAGGAGCTATAGAAGATTTTTATGGTGATGAAGAGACACAAGCTTTAATGTCTCAAATACCAGGAATGGAAAACTATAATATAGTGTCAGGTGGTTTATTTGGATCACCAGTAAATTATGGATTAAGTAGAGCTATTGATAAAAGAATGGCAACTATTAGAAATACTTTAGAAAAGAAAAAATCAACTGCATTAGAACAAAGATTAAAAGCTTTAGAAGAATTAAAAGCTCGAGAAGCAAAAGCTTTAGAAGATGCAAGAAACAAAGCAGCTGCAGAATTAGAATCTCAAAGAAGAGGTAGAAGACCAGGAAGCGGTGGAGACGGACCAGGGACCAAGGATTCAGGTGGGCCAACAGGTGGATATTCATATGATTCTGGTGGAAGACAAGGATTTGGATACGGTCTTAAAAAAGGAGGCCTTGTAGGTCTACTCTAATGGCTAAAATAAATGTACGATTACCAGAACCAAAAAATGAATATGATGTTTCTAACCAGAAACAGATTAACAGATCAATTACTTTAGTTGTTGAACAATTAAATTCAACATTCTTAGATGAACTAAAACAAGAAACTGAAAGATACTCTTGGTTTATAGGGAGTAATCATTCATAATGTCTTGTAATAATGTAAATGTAGAACCAACAATTATTGGTGGTGGCGATGGCTCTACTGCTTATGATGCATTTGGAAGATTAAGAGTTTCTAATCCACTTACTATATTTGATTCTAAAAATGTTATGTCAAAGAACAATCTCTTTGATGAAGACTTAACAGGATCAGGAACCGTTACTTATACAGCAAATAAATCTACAGTTAATTTAAATGTAACCACAGCTAGTGGTGATAAAGTTATTAGACAATCTAAAAGAGTTATGTCTTATCAACCAGGTAAGTCATTATTAATATTAAACACCTTTGTTATGAATACTCCAGAAGCAGACCTTAAACAAAAGGTAGGAACATTTGATACAAACAATGGAATATTCTTTTATGCTGATGGCACTACATTAAAAATTGTAAGACGAACGTATGTTACTGGATCTGCGGTAGATACTGAAATATTACAATCTTCTTGGAATGGAGATAAACTAGATGGTAGTGGTGCGAGTGGCTATATCTTAAATGTAGATAAAGCTACAATTTTATTTACTGATTATGAATGGTTAGGTATGGGAGCTGTTAGAGTTGGTTTTGTAATAGATGGTAAATTTATTACAGCACATACATTTTTAAATGCAAATGATTTAACAACCGTTTATATGCAAACTGCAAACTTACCTATTCGATATGAAATAGAAACTACAGGAACAATATCAGGTGCAGCTGTATTACAACAAGTATGTTCAACTGCTATGATTGAGGGTGGTTATGCACCAGAAGGATTACGTCAATCTATTGGAACAGCTTCATTAGGCGGTGTAAATTTAACAACAGCTGGAACGTATTATAACTTAGCAACAATTAGAATTAAATCTGGCAGACCCTATGCAGTAATTATTCCAATCGATATTGCAGCGTCAGCTATTTCTAACTCTGATTTTCAAATAGAATTAAGAGTTAATGCAACACCAAGTACAGCATTTTCATATACAAGTTATTCTGATAATGTAGAATATGATTTAACAGGGACAACCACAATTACAGGAGGGACAGTTGTTGGTCAAGCATATTTGTCTGGTAAAGGTGCAAACAATTTACAATTTGCAAAAGATGGATTTAATTTTGCTTATCAATTAGGACAGACAATTGCGGGTTCTTCTGATACATTAACACTATGTGCTAAAGGTGCATCAAATGGTGATGACATCTGCGGTGCATTAAAATGGGTTGATTTAACATAATGGCAAATATATATAAAAACGCATTCTATGATCCAACTAGCACATCAGCTGAAACAGTGTATACTGTTCCTTCTGACTCAAGAGCCATTGTTCAAAACATACAAATTACTAATGAATCTGGGTCTAAAGTAGCAAAAGTATCTATTACAGACTCATCAGCTACTACAGATTATCAAGTTGCTTATGCTGATATTACAGGACCTACTATCTGTAATCTTGCAAAAGGCCCCATAGTTCTTGAAGAAAATGATGTATTGAAGATTGAATCTTCTGTAACATCTGGTATAAGTGCAATAGTGTCAATATTAGAAATCAATAGGAGTTAATCATGGCATTTAAAGAAGAAGGTTCGGTAAATTACACAATTATAAATGGTAAAAAAGTACCTGTTGTAAAGTGTGAAACTGAGGTGATATTAAGAAATACACAAACAAATTACGAGTATAATTCAGATGAAGAAGCAGAAAATGATATTAAAGATCCAAATACAGCTACTCAAAAAGAGCATGTAACAAGGTCTTTAAAGATTAAAGTCGCTGCAATGCCTCCATTAGGGGCTGCTTCAGATTCTGATTAATCTTGTAAAAACAATTATTTTTATATAAAATAGGCAAAACTATGGCAATAACTAGAATGCAAGAACCCCGACAAATGTATGGCTTAGGAAGCTTAGTAAGAAAAGCTACTAGAGCTGTTAAAAAAGTTGTTAAAAGTCCTATTGGAAAAGCGGCTTTATTAGGTGCTGCAACATTTGGTGTTCCTGGAACATCGTTTAGTGGTTTACTTGGTAAAGGTTCTGTAGGTTCTTTTTTTGGTAAAGGTAGTTTTAATCCTTTAAAAAGTATAATACAAAAACAAGGCTTTGGAGCTTTAACTAGACCAAGTGGTTTAGCAAATCTATTAGGAAAATTTGGTTTAGCAAAAGGAACAAGTTTAACAGGTTTAGGTAAGATAGCAAGCATAGGCGGTTTATCTGGATTAGCAGGATTACTTACTGCAAGAGAAGCAGAAGGCGAAGACGAAATTGATATAGAAGATATTGCAAGAGGAGAGGGTTTAGATATTTCTGATATTATTAGACGTGCAAGATTACAAGATCCTGAATTTAGATTCTTACCAGGAGGAGAGTTTACTCAAACTTATGCAGATGGCGGAGAGGTTGATCTGATGGGTAATCCAGCAGTTGTTGGACCACAAATGAAAGGTCAAGAGATGAGAGAATATATGATTATGAATCCTAATGT